TAAACTTTTAATATAAGTTGTATTCGTTTGTTTGAAAGAGTGTGTTTCTGTTTTTGTTTTTATTATTTTCAAGCAGAAGACGTCATACGAGATTTCTGCCTGTCTCGTGGGTTTGGAGATGTAGGTACCATATTGCGCCTGGCTTATGCACGAGGTCTGAGTCTTTGTACCCTGCACCTTTCTTTACCTTCCTGATTGGATCGAGGCTGAACACTATGTCGTCCATCGCCTGGTTTCTCGAGTCGGCCATTTCGTGAATGGTTGTTTCTACCGGTTCGAGTTCGCTCATGCCGTAGAATTCCCAGTTCACCTTGATGTTCGGTAGGTCGATGAAGCATTGTCCTCCGTTCACATTGACGTATGGGTTGTCTTCGTTTCGTGCCACTACCCTTCGGTTCATGATGGTTACAAGCTTGCCTTCGATGTGGTCGAAGCATTCCCATATTTCCACCTGTCCGTCTCCGTCGTTTTTATCTGGTGTCGATGAACCGTTTCCGCTCGTGACGTCGATGGCGTTGTCTTTGCGCTTGCCATCATTTATCTGCGCCATCTTCATCGTGTTTATTTGGTAGCGTTGCCTTCGTGGGTCATCGATGATTGCGCCTTCGTCGATGGTCTTCCACTTCTTGCTCTTTGTGAGCGCTACTTCTACCACTTCTCCGTTGTCATTTTCCTCTTGGATTTTGTACAGGATGTTTTCGCCTCGTTTCTTTTCTGCCTGTTCTATCAACGCCTTTGCTTTGAACGATTGCTTGATTTCCCATCGTGAGTTCTTGAGCCTGTTCATTGCCTGTGGGTCAGGGTAGAAGAGGAAGTTATCTGTTACTTCGATGTATGGGTCTCCGTTCTCGTCGCCGTCCCACATGATTTGGATGATTCCGTTTCCGTAGAGGAGCTGTGCGTTTATCCAGTCAATCTTCTTGTCTTCGAATCCTGTTACCTGAAGGTCGTACTCGATGAGGTCGTCCCACTTTCCGATTGCTGTGTTGTTGATGTCTTCCTCTTTGGTTGGCAGGATGTCGATGCTTATCTCTGCGGCCGCGAGCCGAGGTTTGATTGTCTCGATGATTTCGAAGCCTGTTGGTGGCATGATGCTCGTTCCGTACGCGTAGTTCAATGCGTCTCGGTACGCACGGTACAGTTTGTACATGCGGAGGTTCCTTTCGATGTATGGCTTGCGGAACTTCTCTGCACGGTCAAAACGGCTGGTCCACAATGATGCGACCTTCCGTTCTTTTTCCTCGAGCGAGTCCTCCGATTTCAATTCTACTTCCACCTGGTCGGGGAGTTTTGTTTCGGGTCGTGTCTCGATTTCGTTTTTTTCTGCCATGGCGTTTGGTTGTTTACTGTATTGTAACACCGCGAACGTATTGGTGTACAGTTGTCAACGTGTGCATATCCACAGCATGTCTTTACGCCTCTGACATTGCCTTCCTTGCGAGTGCTATCTTGAAGTATATGAGCGCGTGGAGGAGGTCATCTTTTCCGGTCGATACCCATTCCCTCGACGGTAGCCCTATGCTATTTGTTACGGTCCTTGCGTATGTTGTTTCTACGTGCTCCACGAGCATCTTCACCGCCTCGTCATATGGACCATAGAAGAAGCGTATCCTTCCGCCTTTCAGGTCTTCAACGAGCATGTCTATGATGCGGTCCCTTTCGGTTAGGACGCGTATCTCTTCCTCGAATTCCTTCTGGTCTTCCTGGAATCCGTCGTCAGCCCATCGGATCACCTTTGCTTTGGTTGGGTCATCCTTGTACCAGTTCACCCACACACGGCCCGGGAATCTGTTTGCGGCCGCAATTGAGTCGTGCGGTTTGTATCCTCCGTCGATTACGCAGTACCTCACGTCGTATACGTCCATGAGTTCTGCCCACCTATCCCACTTTGATTTGCCACGCTTGCCCTGGCTTTCCTGATACTCCTCGCTGTCCTGGACCCTCGCTATCACGAACACGCCTTCTTCCGTTCCGATGTGGAGGTACAGTTCGCGCTCCTGGACGTCTACGCCCATGCACGAGTTCATTTCGGTGTGGTCTCTTGATGTGAGGTTCCTTAGGATCAGGTCCTTGCTGATTCTTGAATCGCTCGAGACGTATGGGAGTCCGAGCTTGTGGTTGTAGAAGTACTCCATCGTCGCACCGTTCCTTCCGCTCTTTGCGTCGTTGTAGTAGTCGACGAGGCTCTCTGCGCTTATCCACGGAATTATCATCTGGGTGATTTGGTACCCGATTCGCTTTCTGTTTGGGTACTTTGCTTTCCACCCTCCGGTCCCTATGGGGTTCTTCTTGCTCTTTGGTCGTACCCATCGCATGTCGAGCACCTTCTGACACTCGGCACACACGTACGCCTTCTTCTCGAGGCTTACGTTGTCGGGCCATGTCATGTGCTGTTCGTGCTTGCAGTGTCCACAGGTGAATCTCCAGTACCTCTGGTCGCTCTCAAGGAACACTTTATTGATTCCGAAGTTCGGGACCGTTGGGGTTGAAATGTATCTTTTCTGTCTCAGTGAGTCCCATCCTTCCTGACGTGAGTCGTATATTCCGATACTCTTCATTTCTGACTTGTCTAATTCGTCGTATGTGTTTCGGTCGGATGTGAGCATGAGTGATTCGCTTTCTGACTTCGTTCCTTTGAAGTAGAGGAAGCCTTTTCCGAATTGTTTCTGGCTTATGCTCTCAACTTCCTTTTCTTTCACGATGCGCTTGATTGCCGGGTTGCGTTTCACTATCTCGTTCACCTTCGATGGTACGAACTTGTTCACCGCGTCGATTGTGGGAAGTGTGTGGATTTGGTTTATGCCGTAGTACCTACTGTCGTGTATCTCGGATAGGATTGCCCACGTCGAAACACCCGCTTGTGACGGTTTCTGTACCACTACTTCCTGACCGTCTTCGTCTGCCGGTAGGTCGTATAGTTCCTTCAGGAAGAAATGCGCGCTGTTGTTTCCCACGTCGACAGGCTTTCCTTTCTCGTTCACTATCCCCTTCGCCTTTACCCACACGTGAGTGCTCGCCATTACGGCAGTCTCTTCGATTGATTCTGGGTTATTCATCGTCTTCGAGTGCTTTTAGGTATGCCTCCGCGGCCGCTTTCTCTGCCTTGGTTGGCAGTCTCTGCTCTTCTACCTTGATTTCACCTGAGTGTTCTATCTCTTGTTTTGTCTTACCGATTGTTCGGTCGAGGTATTCTTTTGCGGCCGACACGTCTTTGTCTTTGAGTGCTGACTGTGCAAGCATGTCGAGTATTGCAACGAGTCGTGTCCTCTTTTCTATCCTGATGTTTCCCGGCTTTGAGCGGTCGAGTATCTGAATTTCTACCTCTTCGTTGACGTGTTGTTTTCTTGCCTCTATGAGCGCAGTACTGCCTGCAAGTGATTTAGGTGCGCTGTTGTTTACTCGGAGGTCTTCTACCTTCACTCCCTCGCTTTTAATTCGCTTTAATTCTCTTTGAAGTTGGACCTGCGTCATGCTATCTACACCCTTCACGCCTGCTTTTGTTAGGCGCTCTATGAGTCTTTGTTTTTCAGTCTGTCGGCCCACTCCATTCTCGCTCCCTTGTCGTGGAGGTCTAGATGGGGCCGTGACGTTTGTCTCGGTTCTCCCTTGTTTCATGTTCATAGTGTAACACCCTTATAAAAAAGCGACCAGTACCTCTGTGTACATGGTCGCTTGCTGTGCGGGTCACGGCTCTCCCGCTACCGAGATTGGATCACCTCCTTTCTGACCGACGTTCCTACGAACGTGGCGTTTGGAATTGTTCCTCCCTCGAGCATGATTCTTGCTATCCGCAGTTTGAAAGGGCAATCTTCACCGGACGGACACTGTTCCTCCTGAGTGCTATTCAGATTGAACGGCTCTTCGTACCGGATGAGACGCCCGCAGTCCTCGCAAATTATTTTCATGGGTGGCTGTCTCCTTCCTCTCCATTCTATCGTGCCCTCTTCGCCTTCGCACGTTTCTTATGCACCTTTCGGATGGCTCTCACTTCCACCTCCCACAGTTGCTCTCCTTTGCCGAGTAACACGTCCGTGTCCTGGAATAGGTCCTGGTAGGTTATTTGTGGGCGTTTCTCCCCTCCTACCTGCCCCTTATACACATCTCCGAGCCCACGAGACAGGCAGAAAACCAGTATGCCGTCTTCTGCCTGCAAAAACAAAAA